CACCGATCTGTATAGAAGTGAATTCGGGAGAGTTGCCGGTGCCGAGGCCGAGCGACGTGCGCGCAGTAGCGCCGCTCTCGGCGACCCACGCAGCGCCGTCGCCGACGATGATGTTGCCGTCGGTAGGCGTAAGCGCGGAGATGGCAGCGAGCGTCGCCGATATGGCGAGAGACGTATCGGTGATGGACAGCCCCGTGCCGAGGGACAGCCAATCAATCTTACTCGCCGAATCGTCCCAAAAGACGATGCGATCGGCGCCCGGGTCGGTCAGCTCGTTGAGCTGTCCCGACAAGGTGCCCGTACCGCTACCGCCTGCTGCGCCGCTACGGTCTATGCCATGTGGGACAGACACTGAAACCTCTCGTTATTTACGCCGCCCCGATTGGAACGGAATGGACTGCTCTTGCTCCGGCTGCGCTTCGTCTTCAACCACAACGGGGAGGCCGTCTTCATCCACCCTGTCGTATTCCAGGTTGGACTTCATTTCCTTCGCTTCCCATTCCGTGTAGAGAATGAGCGGCGGGGCGGACGGGTTCGTGCGGCAACGGAAGTAGTAGGCTTCGGGCATTGTGCGCTCCTATGCCGCGTTAGCGGCTGTAATACAGATAAACAACCGCAGTGTTGCCTGTCAGATTGAGCGAGATGCCAGTGTTGAAACTGACAGGCGGGCTAAAGTTTACATCCGTGAAGCGGGCAAATTCCGTTGCAAACTGCTCATTCGACGCCACGCTAATCTTAATCAGAGCCGCATTGCTGGCATTGGTGTCATCGTGAATATCTACGCTAACTGCGTTGGAACCATCACCAGTAACCACAACCTTGTGGACGCGAATGGACACGGCGTTTGACACCAGCCCATTGCTTGCGGCGTTTTCATCTGCGGTTACGCGCCGGACGTATACGTCATCGTACATAAATTCTCCGTTAAGTTACTTGATGTTCGCCATTGTGGCGCGGTATTCTTTAGGGCCGACATGCCCAAGGCTGATCGTGGGGTCCAGCCATGCCTTGAAACCCAGCGCGCGCATGTCAGTAAAAAACGCGCAGTCTTCACCAACGCCGTGCATGTACCCGTCGTCGCGCAGCACTTTGTCCCGGCGGAAGGCGTCTATGATGTGCCGGCTGTTTCCGTCGTGGTACAGCTTGCCTTTCGTCGCCGCGAAGGCTTCTATCAAATCGCGCCGGACACAAGTAAAGCCCAGGCCCAAGCTAGTCACTTCAATGCAGCCGTGCGGGCCCGGCTCGGTGTCGGCAAAGTTTAAGATGCACTCCGGCGGATCGCGCTTTAGCGGATACGCCGCCGACACCAAGCCAAGTTCTTTCGTCAATCGCAGAACACGGAAAAAATCTTCAGGTGTCCACACAATATCGCTGTCAATCCAGAATAGATATTGCTCGTTGCCAGCGAGAAAATTGTCAAGCACCACGTCGCGGGCAATAACCACGTCGGATGAGCCGGCAACTACGTGAATGTTTATCGGCACGCCCAGCGTCGCGGCCATATGCGTCGTCTTGGCAAGCGAAAGGGTCGTCTGCCATGCGTTCATTGCGCCGCAAGGAAAGCCTATCCCAACGGAATAGGCCGCGCGTAGTGGTTGCGCGTCGCTCATTCATTCGCTCCGAAAAAGGGAGGGAGTGGTTACGGCCCACTCCCATAAGCCGTAAAACGATTAGCCGCTGAACGGAGTCGCTTGGGCGCCTGAAGAGTAAACGTCAAAGTCAACAATTCGCCACGTTCCAACAGCCGCGTCCACAATCTTGAGACGATCGCCGGCACGCTGGCCGCCTGTGGTCGTGATGTTGAGAGTGATGATGTCGTTGGCGGTAGACGAGAAGGTAGCGACGGTGGCCGCAGAAGTATGATTCTTGACCGTTCCAACAAAAACGTTGGACGTGCCATCGTGTGTCGCATTGATAATCACCGAGCCCGAAGTGCGGGCAACAGTGCTCAGAAATTCATACACGTCCCCTGAGCCCTTAGTTTTGGGTAGGTTGATCGTATATGGCGCATCCGCAGTGCTGAGTAACAGCAAGCGGTTTGCGTGTGTCGCCGGGTCAAGAGTCTGAGTCCCGGTCGGAAGCGTAACCACCCGATCAGGGAGGGTCGGCGCTTCGTTTGCGATGCCGATTGATTGGCGGGACATGGGTTGCTTTCCTTTGATGTTGTGAGTGGGATGGGCAGGGCCGAATGGCCCCGCCCAATTACCTACTCGTTAGGCTTAAGCACTCGGCATCGCGATAGCGATACCACCCAGGTCATACACTTCCCCACAGCCGAAGATCGTATCGGCGGTGAGCAGCGTCGCAAGGTACTCTTGCTTGTACTGCGTCTGAACCCGCGGGCCGAGCACTTCAGCCAGCACGAGCGCATCGCGATGTGCGATAAGCCCGATGCGAACAGTAGTGGCGGTCGAGGGAGTAGGACAGTTGGAGCTCGCGTGGACAGCCATGCCGTAGACTTGGCCCAGCTTGCCGTTGCGAATGGGGTCGCCGTTGCCCGAGAACGCTTGCTCGGTAAACCGCGCGAGGCCCATCATAATCCTGCGACCAACCGGAGGCACGACCATGTAGCGGTCGTTCATCGGGAAGTTGTTATCATCGAGGATTTGAATGACGCGCCTGATGCCCGCATCGGTGACAGCCGTTGAATTGGCGTTGCCGGCCGCAGCCACAAACGCCGTAGTGCCGTCGCCAGCAATTACCGCGCCTTCCCACAGGTTAGTACCTGCGGTGCCGCCGTTCAGCGCTTGCGCAGCCGCAAAGAGCTGGGTATCCACCACGTCAGCCAGCGCGTAGCCGGCGTCGTCGGTGTAGAACTTACGAAGAGAGGGAGACGCTTGAATCGTCACCACGTCTTCGATCAACCGGCTGTATTCCCAATGCGCCGTCAGAAGAATCTGAACGTCGTTGCCGGATTCTTGAATGGTTGTAACAACCGTGTCGGCTGCTTTTGCAGTTGCCGCGCCGCGGACCGGGACAGGCAGGTTGATTGCGTTGCCCTTCTTGCCCTTGACGTTGAGACGCCGGACGAGTGAAGCGAGAACCAAGTTCTGCTTCTTCGCCGCAAAGATTTCGTCGGACCAAATCTCCGGTACAAAGCCTGCGGTATCGGCTGCGGTTAGAATTACGTTGTCGTCGCCGTATGCCATTGGTGCTTCCTTTGTGAATGGGTTGATGGGGAGTTGATCTTGCGGCCGCGGCTACCTTGTCAGCCCGAGGGCTGGGGTGCAAGCGGAAGAAAGTCGTCTCCCCGACCCCGCAGGAAGCGGTCGGAACGGCGCGAAAGTCAGCCAGGGGCGCGCAGTGCCCTCTCTGGCTCCATACCTATAAGATAGGGGTCTTAGGCCCCTTTATTCATTAACGTCCTGATTTCTCAGGGTAATACACTAACCTTGGCGCGCCCCCTAGCTTTCAGGAAGTGCCCGAGCAGTCCATCACCGTGGATAGTGACCTTCGCCAGCGCGCGGTCGCACAGATATTCCTCGGCCAGCAGCAGCCCGTGGACAAACATCTTTGTGGATTCAAAGAGTTGGCCATTCAAATCGACCAAGCAGTTTGGCGTCACCGTGCCCCCGTGGTAGCCGGCGTGGGTGGCCGCGCCGCGGCGCCCGTACTCGATGCCGAACCAGTGCTGCTCCCGGTGGCCGCGCTGAAAGGCAAACTCGGCCGCCTGAATGCCGGCGTCAAAGCGCACCTTCATCGCCGGGTAGCGCGGGTCCAGCTTTTCGTGCTCATCTATCGCCACATTGAATAGCCGTACCTCTACGCCGGCCGCCTTGATCTTGTCGACGTAAGACGGGTGGACATGCGTGGATAGGTAGTAGCGCGTCGCCTTCTGAAACAGGTTTGTGAATTCGCCCTTGTGTCGGCGCGGGTCCACGTCTAGGTGGTACGTAGGGATGACGCCCTTGCCCACCAGGAAGTCGTGCGCTTTGCTGACGGTGATGATCGTGTCGAAGTCGCGCAGCCGTTCCCAAGTTTCATTGAGGCTGGGCCCGTAGCCCACCACGGCAATGCGCCCTTTTAGATCGCGGTCTTTATCCATAGGGGGCAATCCCTGCGCGATGTTGTACACCCGGTTGGCGCGTATATCCAGCATTCCGCTTTCTTGGATATTCGTGCCATCCATCGAGATCGTCGTGCCGGGGATCACAACCATCCCGTCATCCCTTTTTCCAATGCCAGGGATGGCATCAACGGCGGCTGATATCTCGCTCATCGAACCCGGCCCTCACTGTACGCCTTCGTGATCTCGGCACCCATCAACTCATAGCGTTGCGGGTCTTGCTCCATCAGGCGAATGATGTCCGCGCGCCGATAAATCTTCTGGCTCTTGTCGGTCGGGCTGCGCGGAGTAGCGTTGCCGCCCGTCGGGACGCGCGCCGCTTCCTTGCCGGCCACTACCTTTGTCGGCTTCGCTGCGACCTTGGCCACGTCTTCCTTCGCTGCATGCGCGCCCTGCAACTCTTTCCAGGTGCTGAAAACCTCGTCGCCAGCGGCGAAGTCAAACTGCTTGTGAGCACGGAGCAGCAATGCCTTACGCACCGGGGATTTTTCGACCCATGCGCGGAAGTTTTCGTCGCTCATGATCTCGGCGGAATCCGGGTGCTTGGCGTTAAACTGGTTCGCGTTCTCCTGCCTCTGCCGGAAAATTTCGCGCTCGCCATATTGCTTTGCGACACCTTCCAGCCCTTTTAGAGACGGGTGATTAGCGATTGCCTTCTCGATGGCCGCTTTCGGATTCGTGAAGAAATCCACGTCGTCCAGCGGTTTGTCTTCCTTCACATCCGACTTAGGCGTCGCGGCCTTCGCGTCAGCCGTCAGTCGGGCCCGGATGTAGGTGTCGGCAGTGCGCCGCAGATCGCCAAGCTCGGTGCCTTGCCGGCCGATCACGCTCTGCGCGTCGCGATACATCTTGGCGAGCTGCGCGGGAGTCTTGCCCTTAAGCTCTTCGGGAACGTCATCGTCCGCAGCCTTCGCGGGCTTTTTTGCCGACTTCTTTGCTGATTCGCTTTCTTCCTTTTCTTCTTCAGCGTCAACGTCTACGACGCCTTCTGGCAGATCGTCTTTGCCGGTCACGTCCGTAAACTCGACGCCGGCATCTGCCACTGCTGTTTCATGCAGCTCTTCCACCACTTCCGTTCCAGTGGCGATTGCCGCGGGTTGCTTCTTTGCCATGTTTGCCTTTTCCTTCGCTCAGGGGGCGTTGATAAGATCGGCGTCGGCTGCCCTGTGGACCGACGACCGATTTGCTATTTATATGTACCGTGGCGTTCTTGGTTGCGGCGTTCCTGCTTCATGTGGGATTCTCGCCGCTTTTCCCATTTATCCGTCGCGGTTGGAAAGTCTCCGCTTATTCCATCCAACGAAATACTAGGAGTCGCGACCAAACGGTTTGCCGGCTGATTACATTGATCACACGGCACGGAGCGCCATTCCGCCGGGACTAGCTCTTCATGCACATGCCCATTCACACACTGGAAATCGAACAACCGCCTGCTCACTTCTCGTCCTCCAACAACAGATCGTACGCCGCCGAGATCACTGCCGGCTGCGCAATTATCTTGGCCAGGATGTCCACTTGCCCACGCCGGAAGTCCAGGTCCGATTGCGTCGCAATGCCGGCCAAGGTGTTAGCCGCTTCGTGCAGCTTAACCAAATCCTCGGTCAAGTACGTCCACCCCCTCGTCGCAAACATCGTCTGCAAGGCTTCATAGTAGTCCTGCAAGTCGCGGTCTTTAAGTCCGTCTGCCATCGGTCGCTCCATTCGCTCTCGTTGTAAGTCGGGGGCCGGTCAACTTTTCAGGCTAACCGGAAGCGCGGGAGCGAAGCGCGCCTGCTTCCCCCTATTTGAAATAATCCGCAAGCACCGGAATAATATTTTCAGCAGTGTCCTCTTCCCAAAAGAGTTTTTTGTAGTGCGCCGAAGTACTCCAGTCGTGGTCGGGAGAAACCCCTGCCGCCCTTAAATGCGCTTTCTCATTGCAGGGCCTGCCGGGTATATACAAGCCGAATCCCATCAAGGACATTTCTGAATACAGCGCAGTCATTAGCGGGCCACAGCTCTGAAACAAATTAAACTTGGCCCCCTCATACAGCGCAAGCCGCAACGCAAAATTATGGCTGGCGGCTAAGTAAGACGGGTAGGGAATAGGCGGGTTCAGCCCGCGCATGTCCGCTTCGGCGTCAGGCACAAAGACGGGAAACAGCCCCTTCTGTTTTAGCCAATCAGCGACCAATATCCACTCGGCATGCCGCGAATTTCGCCTAACGTCAAAGTCAGAATTGCGAAGCGTAATCGTCACCGTATTCTCGGGGATCAGGCGCGATACAATTTCCTTCGCCAATTTCGGCGCTTTGAAAAATGGCTTTTTCGGAGCGCCGGGATTTGCGTAGCTAAGTGTTTGGATTCCATTTCCGCGGCTAACGTCTACAACCGAAGGCACCAGCCAAGCCAAAGGAATTAGCAGATTATCAATCCGCCATGTTCTGCGCTCGGGGGTGTAGTACAAATCCCGCTCTGACCAACGGCGGTCCCCGGGAACAATGCGTATCGTCAGCTCTTTGTCCCCGCAAGCTTCACGGGCGGCTTCAACCCGTTGCAGCCAATTCACAAAATCATGAGTCGGCGGAGATTTGCTTAATTCATAAAACGCTTCCATCATCTCTCCCAAGATTTTAGTTCTTGCTGCTCCCCAACGGTTTCACTGATTACGTTTTTTAATCGCACACGCTCTTTGTTAGAGAAGTATCCGCCCCTAACGACGGCAATCAGTTCCAAGTCCGGCAACACGGCCCGGCCTTCAAAATGGTCAATCATTCCCTGCATGGCGTCCCAGCACTCTTTATTCGCACGCCTCAGAGGCTCAACCAAATCCCACGGCACTATGCAGTGGCGTTGCATCCGCGCCATTTCGCTTTCTACGTCAAAGCCGTGCCGAGCCTTCAGCCCCAAGATCGTAATGCGATCGGCGATTTCGGCCTGCGTCAGTCTCGGCGCGTCATTCATCCCCTACCCTCCTCATTGCGACTCCATTAAGCGCTCTACCAGCACCGTACCAGAAAACGCGCACAGACTTCCCACATGGTCGTCAGTCAGCGGCTTGTAATTGATGATTTCCCAATACGGCGCTTGCTGAGTTGGAATTTTATTCAGGATTCCTTCGCGATAGTTCTCCCTACCATCGACGTAAACGCGAACATTGTCACCAACAACAAGCGCACGAGTTAAGGGGCGCGGCATATTATCTTCCAGGGAACGGCATCACGGGAACGGGCACCGGCTGCCGCACTGGCACGGGCACCGGGACGGGCTGCGGCACGGGGACTTCTACTTCGACTTTCTCGGTCTTCGGCTCGTTAGCCCGGGCAGCGATGATCTGCTTGTCCGCGATGCGCTCCCTGCTCTCTAGGCCGGCTTTCTCCAGCGAGAGCTTCGCGAGCTTAATGCGCCTGTCAAACTCAGCGTTGATGCGATCTTGCGGCGTCTCGTAAATTCCCTTCAGCGCCACCTTCTGCGATTCAAGAGTCGGCGCCACCATCTCAGAGCGCGCCTGCGCATCAAGCAAGCGAGTCTTCGCCTGCGTCTCGGCGATCTTCGCCTGCTTCGTGGCCAGCTCAAGCTGCGCATCCATGCGCGCTAGCTCAATGGCCACCGGGTCCGTCACTGCGTTCGGGTCAACAGGAGGCTGCGATTCAGCGGTTGTCAGAAGAGCGAGCTTTTTCTTCAGCGCGTCCAAGATAGCCTCTCGGCCCTGCATACCGCTGTTCTGCACAATGCCGATCAGGATAAGCAAGTGCTCGGTCGTCCCTGGCTGCATCGCGGTGATGACTTGTGTCAGGCTGTTTGTCTCGTACTCACGCTGCATGATGCCCATCGTGGACGACACATTGAACGTGAAATTCGCGGGCACGTAGCGCGGGCTGTCGTACTGCATGTAGCGCCACATGAGCTTGCGCAGAGCGGGCCCGAGGAATCGGTCCACGTAGCGCATCAACGTGCGCTTGTTGCGCTTGACGATACCGGACAGCGACATTGACACCGCGCCGGAGCGAGCTTGGCCGCCGACGCCGGCCTGCGCCATTGCCACCGTATCCACGGAGCCGGTTGCGCGCTGCACCATCTGGTCGAGCATCTGTACCTGTGCGCCTGAGTTGGCATCAAGCTCGCCAAACTTGAACGGTCTGAGGACAGTATTCGGGTCGCCAGAGAGCAGCAGAGTCTTGCCCGGGTACACGTCAAACTTGAATCCACGCGGCAGCTTGGTAGCATCAAGTGCCATCATAGGCGCGGCGACGTAAGCCAACGCGTCCATGCGGGCGCGGAGTTCAGCGTCCAGCATCTTCGCGGCGGTGGAGCCCTTCTCGCAAATTCCACGGCCCCAAAAACGTCCGGGCACGATGTCCCACTGATAGGCGACCACCGGGCGGTCTTGCATCATATCCGGGGTTTCTTTCGCCAGCAGCAGATGTTGCTCGTTAGCGATGCACACCCACGCTTCAACCATCGAGGCGTCCACAGGCTCCCCCGAATCTTTCTTCGGGTCTTCAGGGAACAGCTCTTCAGTTTGCTCGGGCGGGAAGAGCAAATGACGTGGAATCTTGCCGTAGTAGCGAATGACGGGCACAATGTCAAACATCCACGGAGTCTCTACCTGCGGGTCAGGCTTCGTCTCGGTGTCGCCGGCCGCCGCTTCAATGGGCACGTCGTTGTAGTAGCCCTTGTCAATGCCCTCGCGCACTAGATGTGCGCCAACGTCTTCCTCGATCGCAACACCCAGCGCGTCGTTGATATTGCGCGCGGCGGGGTCGATTAGGAAGTTGCGGGGGTTGACGGAGCGAAGCGCGGGGCGCTCGACATCTTTTTCCTCGATCTTCGGGATATATTTCCCAGGCGCCATCGGATCTTCTTGTGCATTGATGTCGCGCTCGGTATGCCGACACAGAACGATCTCACCAATGCCGGTGCCATACACGGCACCGTTCATCACGATCTCGGAACAGTTGGGTGTGAAGTCCGACTTCGCCAGGTCTTCCTTGAAAAGACCTTGGTTGTGTGCAGTGATTTTCGTGTTGAGATCGTCGTCGCCCGTCTCGGCTGAGCCGTAGAAGAAATCGCCGCGTCCGAATACCGCTTCCTCGATCTCGGAAGCCGCGTTCTCGACAGCCTCGGACAACGCGGGAGACATAATGGTAGAGCGCTCACGCTTCTTTTGCTTATCTTCTTCCGAATAAATCGCGCGCCACTGCCGCTCGTAAGTATTCCATTGCGTGTTGTAGTTGGCGTCGCGGTGCTCTTTCC